TTAGGACTTTTTCAGTTCGAGAACAGCGGATTCAATCAGATTGTCGATGGTGTCAAGGTCGAGCTTGTAACCTTTTTCGTTCAGATAGTTCAGAACATAGGTTTTCTTCTCAGCCCCTCGACCCGTTCCGTTGTAAATCATCTCAGCAGCTTCAACAGCTACCTTGACCCAATTCTTGATTTTGGCGAACTTCTCTGCATCGACCTTAGCTTTCAGGTAAGGGATGAGGAAGGTGGTGATGACAGCCACAATCAGAGTGATAATGGCAGAAACGATGTTGGTTAAATCAGTCATTTCAAATACCTCCTAAAAATTATCGGAAAAATGTTGTTCCTGCGGAGCGACCTTGTACTGCCGCATGAGTTTGATTCTGTTCTCGACTTTGGCTTTTGAGTAATAGAAGCCTGTCCCGGTTGCTACCTCGGCGGCTACTGACGGTATGAGGTAAGCAAGGGGTGTAAGGTCGAGAGTGCGCCATATCATTACCATTGTGAAGATAATGACTATGGCGTTCATGACACCCGCAACAATGAGGATTTTCTTTGAGAACTCCTTCGGTTGCTTTCGTACTCTCCTCATACCGTTATCCCTCCTTACGCTTTGGTGAAAGTTCCCTTGTCTACCCATCCATAGACGGTAGCACCGCCGCCGATGATTCTGACAAGGTGGTAAGGGTGCTTGCCGTTATAGGTTTGCGTGATTTTCGCCTTGCCCGGTCGGCAGGACACCGCTCTACTGCCGTTGGAACTCGAATAGTGGGTATTCCCGTTGAACATAACGGTATCACCTACCTTTGGAGTCCAAGCCGTCTCAGAGGGCGTAGGAGCGGGGTTTACCACGGTGAGGTACTTTGTGTTGACCGGGCTGCAAATGGCGTTCTTGCCGTCCTGAGACTTGTCAATGACGGCTCTATCCCCTACGACCTCACGGATAATCCAATTTTTCGCCTTGACCCATCCGGGAATAGCCTTACCATTAAAGTAGACAGCATCAGGAGTGAGTTTCACGATGTCCCCGACCTTGACAGTACTCGGCTTTTCGGGGGTAGGCTCAGGGTTGACCTCAGTCGTTGCGCCGAGTTTGGCGTTGACCTTTGCGGCAATATCTCCGTGTCGTTCGTAAAGATATGTACCGGGGCAAGACTTGTTCGCATAGTCTCTGTGAACGGTCATATTGCAACCGTCAAGATGATTCATGCGCTTATTCTTGTCCGTACTCCACACGAGCTTCTTGATACCGTTACGGCGGCAAATATCGGTCACAAGCTCAATGAGAGCGTTGTAAGCCTTATCCGTAACAGCATACGGCTCTTTGGTGTCAGAAGCCACCTCAATAGTGATAGCTCTTTGGTCGTTGGCGTTCGAGGAAGAACACCACGACCTGTTTTTCTCTTCCACATATAGACCGATAGAGCCGTCAAGCCCAACACCGTAGTTGGAAGAAGCCTGTCGAGAGGTCGGCTGAAAAATCTCGCCGATTCTCTTTGCTGTGCATTGACCCACCACACAATGAATGGTGATGGTGTCAATAGCGTGAGTTCTTTGCCCGGAATGATTAGGACTCAACAGAGTTACATTCACGAGCGGACTGTTTGTGTAAGCCATTGTTTTAATCCTCCTTCTTTACAGGTAAATCTAAGAACTTCTCATGAAGGTCATCCATAACGCCGTTTGCGTCGAGAGAATGATACTGCTTCCAACAGTTTTCAAAGTTCTCTCTTGCGTAAACAGGGGCATAGCCCTTTTCGTTATACTTGTTATAGTCGGCAATCATCTGACTGCGGAGCAGAGCTTGAATGCCGGATTTCAGAGCCACGGTGTCATCCTTATTTTTTTTGATGAGGGAGTGCAAGAACTTGAATATACCTGCGAGAATGGCAGGTACTCCGAACAAGCAGAGCCATTGATAAATTGTCATTCCGTAACCTCCTCCCATCCGTAGACCCCCGGCTCCCAAACATTGTTGTTCACGGTGGACTGCCAATGCTTATTGTTATGAGAAACCTTGTCTCCCATAGAGTAGGCATCATGCGCCCCGATGGGCTGATACCATTCCGGGTACTCCTCCTGCGGATTGCCGATTTGAGTCCACATAGAAGGAGTCTCAGACGGCTTTGTGTTTTGAGCGGTCGTAAGGACATCGTGAATGGAACGATACAGGTTGCCGCCCTCAGATACGATAGCCCCCGCTTTACCCGTCCAATTTTCGTCCCACTCGATAAACAGCTTCGGGTGGTCGGTGATGACCGCTTCATCAAGTTCACCACTCTCGGCGAGCTTGACAAAGACGATGGATGAGATTTCTCTCTGCTCCTGTTCGGAGATTCCTGTTTTCTTGAAAACGCTGCTCATTCAAAGTTACCTCCAATCTGAGAAACATAACACGCACCATCGCCCTCTCCACGGGTAACGACAACTTTGATGATGACACCCCAAGCTGCGCCTGTTTTGGTCGTGTTTTCAAACACATGAACGAGACCGCCCGTTACGGAAGTCGTAGCATCTTCCCAAGTGGGAGAAGCATCGAAACCGTTGTTGCAGACATACACCTTGAAGGTGGACTCTGCCGGGATGTTCCGAGTCACGGTAATTTTGATACGAGTCGGACGGGTGTCGGAACTGTACGGCTCTGTGTTCTGAATGGTGATGCCGCTGACCGATTTCGTGAAGGTATAAGTCCTTGTGGTTGAGTTTCCGAAACTGTCGGTAGCCTTAATCTTCATCGTGTGAGAGCCGTTGCTCTGTTCAAGCCATGTCTCCCCAGTGACAGAAAAGGTGTTTGTTGCGCCGAGCGTTACCACATAAGAGCGGATGGTCTTGTTGTCGATGGTCTCCTCAACGGTAATGGAATCTCCGTCTGCATCGGAAACGGTGTAAGTCTGCGAGAAACCTGCCGTCTTTGTACCGAGGTTGCCGTCAGAGCCGGAGATGACAGGAGCTTGATTGTTGATGACCGTCCGGGATGCGCTTGTCTGATAATCACTTGTAGCACCCTGAGAGTCATAGGCGCATACACGATACTGAATGGTAGTCCAACCGTATGTAATGCTGTCGGCATAACTGCGATTCGCACCCTTATAGACCTGAGTCCAAGAGCCTGTCCCGACCTTTCTTTGCAGGATATAGCCGGAGAGGTTTCCGTCCGGGTCGGTCGATGCGCCCCAATCAATAGTTGCGCTCTTGCCGCCGTAGACAGAAGTAGGCACATTGATATAGGAAGGTTTCGTAGGAGCTTGATTCCACACGAAGGTATAGCATCCGTCAGCATCGGTGCTGTCAGATACCAAGAGAGAAGAGGAAAGATTCAAAGCGGGACGAACGCCATGGCTACCACCGTAAGCACTGCCGTAGTTCAAACTACCATCCGAGACGACATACCGAGCGTAGCGGGCGTACGAGTAGTGAGGCGTTCTCAGCCACCAATACCAAGCGGTAGTCTTACTCGAAGGTTTAGAACTCGAAGGAGTGTTGCTGAAACATTGCTGTGTGAGATACCCGATACGAGCGGTATTACTCGTGTAGTACCCCCACGCCGCACCTTCGGCAATGCTGTTCTCATTCGAGAGACCGACTTCGGTTGTGGACGGCAGGAATACCTTGCGAACAACATCCTCATAAGAGCCGCCGTCTACACTCGGTTTGACAACACGAATGGTTGTCGAGAGAATAGCGGCTTTTTCATCGTCCGTAAAACCGTTCAAAAAACCGGGACGGCTTGCGTACTGAGTATTTGCATATACCACACTTGAACTGTTCGGCGATTGGTCTGTGCTGTGAGCTGCACTGTACCATGCGCCACCTGCGGCATCTTTGTTGAGCCATTGGTCGAGGTTGGAGACAGAATAACGGTTGTTACCATAATTCTGTCGGTCGGAATTGCTGTTACTCGGCTCTTTGGCATCAAAACATCTCAGGTCAAGAATCTCAGCGGCGTGAAGCGTGATTGCGTTTGTCGGATATGCGGGAGTGCATTGATGGTTTTTGGCAACCACAGTCCACACAATCGGCTGCGCCGTCTCTGAGTTTACCTGAAACTTACCGAACTTGACTTTCGCCCCGGTCGGCAGATTCGACAGTAATTGAGACATCTTTGTTATCCTCCTTGAATAGTGAATTGTATAACTCATCCATCTCTCGAACGAGATGATGACAGTTCCCTCGAAGAGCATGACCCTTCCATGACTGATAGGACTGATGGATGCTCTCCATTGTGATTGCTCCACGGTCGAGCAGCTTTCGTAACTTTTTGAGTTTCCGGGACATATTGCTTTTGCTTCTGCGGCGTAATTTCCATACCGTCTTACCTGTTTCGGTGAGATAGATGTGAAAACCGAGAAAGTCGATACCGTTCTTCAAGGGGAATATCTGAGTCTTTTGATTCAGTTGCATCCCCATTGGAGCAAGGAACATTCCTATGTCCTTCAAGCATTGTTTCAGATACTCTTTGTCCTCATGAATGAGGTAGAAGTCATCCATGTACCGACCGTAGTACTTGATACCTAACTTCTCTTTGATGAAATGGTCTAATGGACTCAGGCACAGAACAGCGAGAAGCTGACTGCTCTGATTGCCTATCGGTATGCCGGGGTCTGAGGTAGAATCAATGATGTACCATAACAGCCATCTGACATCCTCTTCGGGTACATACGGCTCTAAAATCCTTTTTAGGTATTCGTGAGGAATACTGTAAAAGTACTTGCGGATGTCGCATTTCAACACCCATCCCTCCAAGCCGTGTTGTCGGTAGAACTTGTGCATAAAACCGTCCAAGCGTTTTAGCCCGAAGTCTGTACCCTTGCCGACCTGCGATGCGTAGTTGTCGTAGAGGAAGTTCTTTCTCAGCAGGATTTCGAGTGCATTGTCGCATAATGAATGCTGTACCACCTTGTCTCGAAAAGAGTTTGACATGACATCTCGTTCCTTTGGCTCATAAACTTTGAAAGT